CTAAAGGATGGACTATACTAGAAATATCAGAAGGCAACTTTAAAGAATGGGATATCAAAGCATCTATTAAAGGAAAAATAAAAACATTTGAAGTAAAGGCAAACTACTTTGAAATAAAAAACTATCGCCATAATATGGTAGTCATTGAAACAGAGTCGAATGGACTACTTTCGGGCTTGTCTGTGACGTCCGCAGATTATTATATACTATACTATCCTTTTGAAGATTTATTCTATGTAGAAAGAACGGAAGATATTAAAGCAATGATTGCGTCTGGTGTATATAATAAACTCGTTGGTGGTCGAAATAATATGGCAACAATGTGGCAGATTCCTAGATCTGCCTTTGTAAATGAAAAAACTTTAAAGTTTATGGATTATCTAGATCAAGATACAAAAAATCAAACTTGGTGGGAATGGTATGAGTATAAATATATCAACAATATGTTTAACTTACTATAAAAAAAATAATATAATAGTATGATTGACTTCAACGATATAGAAACTAGCAAAGAGGAGCTTGATGAGTTTAACAGATATTATGAATATGTAGAGATTCTTATAGCACAAAAGGAAAACCTTAAAGAAGGAAGATTTGGAAAAGAATATGAATATACTTTTTGTAATAGAAAAAACGGAATGAACTTTGTATCTTATTTTAAATCTGGAAAGAAAGGAAGAAGAAAGAAAAGTGATATAAAAACTATAGAGGTTATTCCTTTTGACATTTGGAAAATAAGAGAAAAAAGACATAAACTTTTAGAAGACTTAGGAATATAATATATAAGATGAAGGTGCTGACATAATACCTTCATCGCTTCTAATCTGTTTATAGGAAAAAGTCTGTTGAAAACCTCAACAGACTTTTTTATATTTATAGAAAACACCAAATGAAACCCATAAAAATCGAGCCTATAATGAGCCAACTTGAAGATTTCTTTATGGAAAGGTCTCATATGTTAGTAATGAGTATTAAAGAAGAAAGATTTGAAAGAGCCTGTGAAGTTAGAGATGATATAGAAGATAAACTTATACAGATATATGAACTCTTATTAAGAAAAAACTTAACTAAGATAGATCCAGAAGAACTACTTGATCTACTTATTCAAAGAAAGAATGAATATGTCAAAGAATGGGAGGAACTCTTAGAAGTTCCTTTAGAGAGGAGACTCGAAGTTTAATATATAAAAGAAAAATATAACAACGAAATATGAGTAAAACTAAACTAATGCAGGGAGACAACATGTTGTCCTTAAAAAAACTACCTGATAATAGTATTGATAGTATTGTAACAGACCCTCCATACGGTCTTTCATTTATGAATAAAAAGTGGGACCATCAAGTTCCATCTGTCGAGTTCTGGCGTGAGGTTTACAGAGTTTTAAAACCAGGTGGCCATGTCTTATCATTTGGTGGCACTAGAACATACCACAGAATGACAGTGAATATAGAAGATGCTGGGTTCGAGATAAGAGACCAGATAATGTGGTTATACGGTTCAGGATTTCCGAAATCACATAATATAGGAAAGTCTGTTGATAAGATAAGAGGAACTGAAAGAAAGGTTGATGAAGCAAAAACAGAACTATATAAAAGAGATAGTGATTATGTTTTTAGTGGTGATGATGAGACCAGAAGAGATTATAAGATAACAAAAGGAACCTCTGAATGGGAAGGCTGGGGGACGGCACTCAAGCCGGCAAACGAGCCTATATGCGTGGCAAGAAAACCTTTAAGTGAAAAGACTATCGTTGCAAATGTACTTAAATGGGGAACTGGTGGCATCAATATAGATGGTTGTAGAGTTGGTTTTGATATGGAAGATAAAAACCCTGCTACAAATCCATTATATAGACACCAAAATGCAGACAAATATAAACAAGTAACCGATGGAGGACAAAGAGTTGGTGAAAATGTTTCTTTTACAAATAGTATGAACCCACCATCAACAGAAGGTCGTTTTCCAGCCAACATTATATTAGATGAAGAAGCAGGAATGGCACTAGACGAACAAAGCGGTAATATCAAAAGTACAGGTTCTGTTAGAAATAAAGAAAATGAATATGATGGCACTTCATATAAAGGTAAAAATGAAGTTGGTAAAAGTTCTAACCCATATGCTGGTGAGAATGGTGGTGCCTCACGCTTCTTCTATTGTGCTAAAGTAAGTAAGAAAGAAAGAAATGCTGGTTGTGATGAGTTAGAGGAAAAGCAAAGTATATCACAACAGGTTGTTGATGCTGGTGGGACTGGTGCTATTGGAAATACAAATCCAACTTGTAAAACCTGTAAAGGCTCAAAGTTTAATAGAGGAAATGGAATATGCTCTTGTATGGAACCGGATTGGAAAGAAGCAAAAAATAACTCTGTTAAAAATAACCATCCAACTTTGAAGCCTATTGCATTAATGGCATACTTATGTAGATTAGTAACACCACCAAATGGAATAGTTTTAGACCCTTTTATGGGTTCAGGTTCTACTGGTTGTGCGGCAGTTCAAGAAGGCTTTAGATTTGTAGGTATGGAAATGCAAGAAGACTATTTTGAAATAGCGACAAAAAGAATAGAACACTATGGCAAGGAAGAAGGAACCAAAGTATAAGAAGATAGACTTAATAAATAAAATAGTACAGATGAGTACGAGTGGTTGGTCTCAACCCGATATATTAGATTGGTTGAATAGTGAAGGTGAAGTACAGATATCATATTCATATGAACTACTAAGACAAGCGAAGCCAATCATTTTAGATACTCTTAAAGACATTGCAAAGGACCGACTTGAAGAAACTATTGTAAAGATGGAAAGAATGTATCAGGACGCTCTAATAATCAAAGATAAGAAGCTGGCACTTGATATTCAGAAAGAGATAAACAAGATTAGTGGATTACATAATCACAAACAAGAAATGGACATCACAACTGGTGGTGACAAAATAACCATGATTAGATTGGTAGAAAAAAACAATAACGAAGATGATAAAAGTAAGGATTAAAGAAGAGTTTAGAAATAAGAAGATATATGTTGGTGGATCTCAATATGACTTTTCAAATAAAACAGATGAACAACTCCTTTTAATATGGGAACAGAATCCAGAGTTTAGAATATTCTTAGAAGAGATAATACATTTAGAAGATGATACTATTCTAAACACAACAGAGTTTGAAGAGATGATGGCCAAAGTTGGTATAACCACAGGTGCCGTAGCAGCAAGAAAGTTAGTTGAGTTTAAGAAAAAGAATAATAGAAAGTAATGGAAATCTCTATTGAACATACGAATGTTTTTACTAGGAACTATGAAGCACTTGAAGATACCTCATTGAGATTTGTGGTGAATCAAGGATCTACTCGTTCCAGTAAAACATATTCGTTATGTCAGTTGATGATTGTATATTGTTTAAACAACCCAGGCAAACTTGTAAGTATTGTTAGAAAGTCTTTTCCTTCATTGAGAGCAACTGTTTATAGAGATATGATAGATATACTCAGCGAGTTAAAGATATACTCTGAGAAGTACCATAATAAGACCGAAAACATCTATACATTTCCTAATGGTGCTAGAATGGAGTTCTTCTCATTAGATGATTCACAAAAAGTAAGAGGTCGTAAAAGAGATGTACTTTGGTGTAATGAAAGTAATGAGTTATCTTTTGAAGAGTTTAACCAGTTAAACTTTAGAACAACTGAAAAACTATTCTTTGATTTTAACCCATCATTTACAGAACATTGGTTATATGACCTATTGGAAAAAGATAACTCTATACTGATTCATTCCACATATAAAGATAACACATTTCTATCAAAGGATCTAGTAAAAGAGATAGATGAACTTATTAAAGTAGATCAAGATTATTACAACATATACGCATTAGGTCTTCCGAGTAAATCAAATCATGTAATATACAATCATCAAAAGACATATGACTTGGCACCTGAACCACAAGAAACTATTTATGGATTAGATTTTGGTTATCAACATCCTACTGCTTTAATCAAATGTGATTTCTTTGATAATGAGGTATTCGTTAGTGAAGTACTATATGAATCCTATTTAACAACAGATGAACTTATTGAAAGAATGAATATGTTAAGTATATCTAAACGAGACACTATTGTAGCAGATTATGCCAGACCAGAGATAATCGAACAGATTAGAAGAGCAGGTTACAATATACACAATGCTATTAAAAATGTTAAAGAAGGAATCGATGCTGTTAAATCTATTGCAATAAGTTATCACTTTGAAAGTAAGAATATAGCCAGAGAGTTCAGGAACTATAAATGGAAAGTTATAAATGATAAACTACAAGATGAACCTGTTAAACTCCATGACGATGCGCTTGACGCGATTAGGTATGCCATACTTTATAGAAAGAAGATGGGTGGTTCTGCTGGTGATATTTATGACTTCGGTTATCTATAATGGAAAATCCTTGCGTAAAAGAACCTTTTAGTGGAAAATAGTCCTACAAATCCAAGAGAACTTATTATTTTAATATATAGTATATGAGTAACAAAGAATATAAAAAGACGATAGATACTTTTCTATCAACAAGATATGACTTTCTATGTGAATGTGCGAAAAACATAACTTTCAAAATGAAGACAGACCCTCACGAACTTGTATCAGAACTAGCAATATTCTTATA